AAAACATGAACTGCACCCGGAGATGCTCTTGCGAATGCGGTTTCGGACAGGGGTTCAACTCCCCTCACCTCCACCAAATCAGAAACACCGAATTGATACCTTGTGTCAGTTCGGTGTTTCGTTATTTTATGCCCATAAACGCTTATGGCACGAGGCTTTCTGAAATGCGTCTGTGCATTTTAGTCTGCCTTGTGCCAGTATTTTGTGGTTTCATAGCTTCTGAATCCCCGGAACCACTACCAATTGTGCTATGCAATCGTTAAAAGACCGCTAATCGTTATACAGCCAATTGTAAAAAAATATAGGTAAGGTTGCAAAGACCGGGGAGAGAAAATGCATTGCAATCTTGCAACCTTAGATTTCGACGGTTATATCCTTGCCGACGAAGAAAGTGAAAACCAACCTGCCATCGCTGAATACGGTGATGTGGTCGACAGTCTTTCCGAATCGGTTCTCGTTGAATACCAAATCCATATCCGGCAGCTCCATGATTTCAAACAGGAATCCGCTTAACACGTCGGCCTTGAAATCCCGCTCATCCTTCTCGGCCTGCAGCAGGTCAAGCCCCTCTTTTGTTTTTTCGTAGCGCTCTACCAGACCGTTGTAATGAGCATTGTATTCTTCCTGATCTATGGCGCATGAGGCATTGTCGTCGATGCATTTCTTGATGAGGCCGGCAACAACCTCCATTTCCTGCTGGACTTCGGCCATCTGCTTTGTAAGCTTTGTCGTGTCCGCAAGCTCTGCCTTTAGCAATCTACCGTCCTCGATAAACCGTTCCCGGTCAACTATCAGGAGGCTGAGCGCCATTATATAGGCATCCTTTATCTGCTCCTCCGTTAAGTGCGGTGTGGAGCATTTTTTGTCTTTATCCTTGAACTTGGCATTGCACTGCCAGATGACTTTCCGGTACGGGTCATTGGAATGCCAAACCTTAGGGCCGTAGGCTTCACCGCAGTCACCGCAGATAATCTTTCCGGAAAAGATGCTTCCCGTGAACCGGCCTTTTGACGAGTGCTTTCGTCTGCGCATCTCTTTGTCGACTTGATCCCATTCTTTAGGATCGATGATTGCCGGATGTGATGCCGTCACATAATACTGTGGAACTTCGCCTTCGTTTACCTTCATGGTTTTCGTGAGGAAATCCGTTGTAAATTTCTTTTGAAGTCTTGCATCGCCTTTGTACTTTTCGTTTGTCAGAATGCTTTCCACAACTCTGGTCTGCCACACAGACTTGCCGGCCGGAGTGGGTATACCTTCCTTCGTAAGTGTTTTAGCAATACGGCTGGGTGAACTTCCATCAAGGAACATCCGGTAAATTCGTTTCACAATTTTCGCCTGTTCCGGATCAATCTCCATCTGCCCCTCGGCACCTTTGCGGTAGCCAAGGAACTGGCTGTACGCGACACTGTATTTGCCATCAGAGAATTGCTTTCGTTTACCCCATGTGACATTCTCCGAAATGCTCCGACTTTCCTCTTGAGCTAATGAACTCATAATAGTAAGCAGAAGTTCACCTTTACTATCAAAGGTCCAAATCTGCTCCTTTTCAAAATAGACCTCAGTTCCGTTTTCTTTCAGTTTACGAATGGTAGAAAGGCTGTCCACAGTATTTCGAGCGAACCGGGATACAGATTTTGTGATTATTAAGTCTATCTTTCCGGCAATAGCGTCGGAAATCATTTCATTGAAACCAGTACGGTGTCGTGTGTTAGTGCCGCTGATGCCTTCATCCGTATACACCGTAACGAACTCCCATTCCGGATTGGCCTGGATGTAATTGGTGTAATAATCGACCTGAGCCTCATAGCTTGTGAACTGTTCGTCACTGTCTGTGCTGACACGAGCGTAACCGGCCACCTTCCTCCGGGAAAGCTGCTTGATATGTCTCCGGGTCTGAGGATTGAATGTGGCAGGGATAACCGTCACATTTCTTGTTGTTGCCATAGTAGCACCTCCTTGTGCGAAAAATGCAGTAATGAAATTATTGATGTATATTTAAGTGGATGAATCCAGCTTTGTCTTCGATTGTCGTTTAAGCGTTTTCTCCCTGGCTGACGCTTTCATGTCATCCGTCCAGCTTTCTGCTCTGGAACGGTCCTGCCATCGTTTAACGGTTTCTCTACCGTCGGCAAGGCAGAATACCAGTCTATTGTCGTTCTTTGCTCTGATTGCCGTTATTTTGTCGTGAATCGTTTCTATGTTGCCGATAACCTCTTCGGTTACTGCAATAAGCGTTTCCTCCGGGATCTGTTTTGATGGGCAGGATGTTTTTCCTTTTATGTTGAAGGTGCTGCAAATCCAAACCACACCGGAACGAGTGACTTTCCTGCGATAATGCTTTCCGCAGTTGTCACAGACTATGAGGCCGGAGAAGGGATAGCGGTTAGTGTATACTTTGTCTTTGGGAGCGTATTTCCCTGCGCGGCGTTCAATTTCAGCCTGCACCGCATCGAACTCTTTTGCGCTGATTATTGCCTCATGAGTTCCGGTGGCACTGTATTTAGGAAGCTCCCCATTGTTTTTCAGTGTACGCTTTGTAAGGTGGTTTTCGCGGTATGTCTTCTGCAGGAGAAGGTTTCCCGTATAGGTGCTGTTTCTGAGAATTCCTCCGACAGTATGTTGGTGCCATTCATTCCCGTATCGGGTTTTGATGCCGTCAGCATTCAGCCCGTTCATAATGGCCACGACGCCTTTGCCCGAAAGGTATTCTCGGTAAATGCGGCGTACGATTTCAGCTTCTTCCGGGCGAATCACATATGCTCCGTTTTGATAGCGATAACCGAGAATTGTGCCGTCCCAGGGACTGCCTTCTTCGAATTTCTTTTTGATTCGCCATTTCATATTCTCACTGGCAGACCGGCTTTCAGCTTCTGCATATCCGGCGAGGATCGTCATCATCAGTTCACCGTCTGCGGAGAGTGTGTGGATATTCTGTTCTTCAAAGAAAACGTCCACCTCAATCGCTTTCAGTTCTCGTACAGTGTTCAGCACTGTTACTGTATTTCGGGCAAAGCGTGAGATAGACTTCGTAATGATCATATCCACTTTTCCAGACCGGCAGTCTGCAAGGAGCCGTTGGAAATTCTCTCTTGAATCTATCGTTCCGGTCTTGGCTTCGTCGGCGTATACACCGACATACTGCCAGCCTGGGTGCTTCTGTATCATTTCACTGTACGCACTGACCTGGGCAGATAACGAATGGAGCATTGCGTCTTTGCCGGATGAAACTCTCGCATATGCAGCAACCCGTTTCAGCCTCGGCGCTTGTTCAGGGAATGAAACCTGTTCAATCTTTGCCATGTAGGTATCCTCCTTGTATCAATTTGGGGTTAGTATATATATCCATAGATTTCGGAGGATATCAAGCTATTTCTGTAAATATACTTCCCGGCGGGAAACCGTATTTTTTAGAGAGAATTTTGACTGATTTTCGATAATCCGCAGGGGTTAAAAGTTCTTCCTGCACCATACGTTCCACTAGTGACAACGACGTGTGGTACATCAGTAGATTCTCATAACTGTAAGGGTCTGCGGGAATCGAGATAACATTCACGGCAGCAGAATTTGCGGTCTTTGTTGCCATACGATATAAACTCCTTTCCACACTGACTGCAGGTCAGCGTATAAAATGCTTTGCGTTTAACTTCATCCTGATGGGAATTCCACCAGGCCATCCTGCACTTATCGGAGCAGTATTTCTTTGCTTTGTGGCCATCGAACTGCTTGACTGGTTTCCCGCAATTCAAACAGGTACGGGCGTTCGGCAGCTTGGGGTGCCTTCTGATATGGGAATACACGGTATTGGGTGACAAATGCAGCCGGGAGGCAATCTCGGCAGGAGTAATGCCGTCCAGACGCATATTTTCTATTGCAAGCTTATCCTGTGGTTTCATACTGTTCCTCCAATAAATGAGGAGGACAGCCGAAACAGCCATCCTCCCCGAAATGGTCCTTATACGGTTTCTTTTACTTTCAGTACCTTTATTGCTTCCGGACGGACCAGCTTACCGTCCACACGCTGCGTTGCAATGAATCCGACTTGTCCGTAATCGGCATATCGCTCTGTGAGGCGCTTGATGATACGTTTGCCACGGTCACCGATCCAGAAAAAGCTGAAGTCACCGAATAAAATCGGATAAGTGCTGAGGGAAAATCCGGGTTCAGTGCTGTCGAGATGATTGGAAAGATATACTCGGTAACCGAACAATGTATCGTAACCGTCGGCCTTGATGTTGGAGTTCCAGATCAAGCGGCCACTGGCGGTGCGGGTCTTCCTGAGCGTCTGGTATACCTTTTCGGACATTATGAAAGCTGTGTTTTTCCCGTGACGGTACGGCTGCTTAAGTGAATAAACGAGGTCGATGACATCATCGATACACACTTTCCCGGCTTCAGCGGTTTCGGTTCCGAGCTGTGCCTGATAAATCAAGCCCGTAGGCTTTCCGACACCGTCTCCGGTAAGAAAGGCTTCCTCCTCGGTACGCCCCATATCCTCTCCGAAACGCTTTTTAATATATGCCTCGAGATCAATGCCGGAATCCTCGAGGAGCTCATCGGATACGAGAATCTTCGTACCAAGCTTATACGCTTTCAGCGTAATCTGACCGAATGTTAAGTCCGAATCCGGATAAGCATGAGACTCGTCGACCCATTGAGCGGAACCTCCGTCCTCAGTTCTTGTAATTTTCAAATCGTGGTCGGTATGTTTGATCGTGGAAATGCCACGAAGAATGTTGTTCTCGTACATAGCCTCGACCAGCTTCATATCGTATTCATCCGGCACAAGATATCCGCCCGAGCCATCACTCCCTTCACGGAGAGCATTTTCAGGAAGTCCGGTGTACATATGCTCCCAGTATGCCTTGCTGTAGGCAGCGTCTTTCTTGCGCTTAGCCTCTGTCGCTCTTGTAGCTTTGATCTCGGGTGTGATTCCGTCCATTTCTTCCTTCATGGCCTGAAGGCGGGCGCTGTATTTTTCTACTGTATTCATTTTGTATTCCTCCATAATGTAGTTTGTTATATGCCTCTGCGGGCGCGGAGCAAACGCTCCATGACGTCGTCCTGCGGAGTGGGACCGCTGTAGTCAACAGTGCAGTTTTCCTTTACCACCTGATAAATATGAAACCAGGCATTATTGGCCTGTTTCATATACTCCCTTGCGATGGTGACATAGGGAGAGGAAATTACCGTTCCGGTGGGTTTCTTTGCAAGGAAACCATATTCGGAAACTGCTTCCTCGCACTGTACCCAGCGTCCTACACACATGGCGTACTGTTCAATCAGAAGCGGGGAAATAAGGTGGTCGCATTTGCGCTCATGCAGCCATTCCCAGGTTTCTTTGAAAATCTCTTCAGCACAGGTGACGCTGCCGTCCTTTTGCTTGGCTTTGAGATAATCCTTAACGGGTGGCATTTCCGCGCCTTTCAGACATTCGGCTTCATCACCGAAGTCAATATGGGTGAGTTTTCTGCCGCCGGGGTTCCCGGATTCGATTTTTTCAGAGATCGCTTTCGGTTTTCTGCCCGCTCCGGGACGGGAACCTCCGCGATTTGTTCCGTCTTTCGACATGCTTCTACCTCCATTTTGGTATAAGTTTCTTTTTTTTTGCGTTTGATTTCGCTATTTTTGCGTACGTGACCCTGCGCCGTTTCTGAAGGAAAAGACCTGTAGAGATTTATATCCCCACCCCACCCGGTCACAGCAGTCGTTTAACGCTTATTTCACCTGTCACCGAGAGCAATATGCCTTTTGTTATGACAGGAGCGGCAGAGAGCACACAGGTTACTGTCGTCATGAGTCCCGCCGCAGGACAGCGGAAGAATGTGGTGAACCTCCGCAGCCGGAGTGAGCCGATCGGATTCAAGACAGTCCTCGCAAAGCGGGTGCGACCGGATATACCGTTCACGAATCTTCTGCCATGCGCCGTGATACTGTCGGACAATCTCCGGATCACGCTGATACCGGTCATACTTCCTGCGCTCGGATATTCGATGCTCATCACAGTACTGGCTCTCAGTTAGATTCGGACAGCCGGGATAACTGCATGGTTTCGAAGGTTTACGAGGCATCTGCACCATCCTCTGCAGAGATTGTGCGTTTTTCGCCCTTGAGATAACCATATCGGTCAAAGTCTTCAGGTTTGATAGATTCAGTCTTTTGTCGGAGCCATTCAGCCCACTTGCCTATATCCTCCTGAGGGACGGATTTCACAATCTTAATCATGCGATTTTTATCGTGCCAGAGATAAAGCGTGGCTCTTTTACGAAGGCTTAACGTGT